CCGGTAGCTATTACCAACACTCTTGCTACTTGCTACCAACTAGCTAGATCATGCGTTGCTGTTCTGCACCAACCAACTGCTGCAAACTCACTCACATTCGGTGCCTTGCAGATCCTATCCCATCCTAGTCTGCGTTCCAAAAAACTACCCCCTCCTATCTGCCCAGTGCCAGAACAGTAGCAACCAACCAATGACAACACCAAGTATCACTAACGTACCAACTACCTCGGAAATGACAATCTCCGAGGTAGTTAGCTGCACTACTGGTACGTTAGGATAAAGAATCGACTCCCAGAAGAATGATGCCATGGCTTATCCTCCTAATAGATAACCTCGATGCTATCAATCCTTACCTTGGTATTCTTGTTGTCGCGCTTCTCCATAAGCTCCAAGTACCTCTGGGCTTCTTGGTAGTCGCAGACCACAACGAACCTTTCGGTGATCTTGAACTTTTCGGTTCCGTGGTCTTCCCAACCAGTAATCCGATACTTCATTTCAGGCCCTTTCTCTCTTGCCCTACCTTATGGCATTATCATACCATATAAGTATTTACACTGTAAACAAGAAAAGCCCCTACCATAAAAGATAGGGGCTTAGAGAAAGGGAAGTTGGCCGGGTTGCGTCGGCCTACTTGAGTATATCATTTACGACATACTGCACAATCTCATACTCTGCACCAAGCTTTTGCCTACGTGCTGCACCATTGCCATAGCTGCCCTTGATTACCTTGTTGGCCTTAGCGTAAATGTCATTTACCTTGGCTTGGACCTCATCGTATCGGGAGCCAAGGGCCTTGCGACGATCTGCACCAACACCATAGGTGCCCTTTATAACGGCACTGGCAAGGTCTAGCGTCGAATAAGACTCCAGGCCATTACCAGTACCATTGCTGCCAGAATCACCAGAAACACCAGCATATGCATTCCATGCCTTTCGGTCTCCGTAGAAATAATCTCCGTCAATGCTCATTCCACCCATGGCAAGCGAGCTGGTGAACTGCCAAGCGGCAAGAGTCCAACCAGCGTGCTTGTATGGGCAATCAGGTCCAGGATAGCTGGTGTAGGCCTTTGGATACCCTGCAAGCCACAGCCCACAATTGGACTTTACCCAGTCCGTGCCGTAGCCACGGTTGTTGATGTAGTCGCTGCTCATATAGACCCAAGGACTTACCCCACTGAGCCCATAGAACGTCTTGCACCAAGTCTCTAGCCAGGAGTTAGAGTTAGGCACCTCGAAATCGAGAACGGGAATACCCTTGCCAATATAGCCCCTGGTATTCTCGTAAAAGAACTTTGCTTCGGCCGCTGCGTCATTGAACCTTGCGAAATGGTAGAAGCCAAATGGAATATCGTGCTTGATGCAGTCCTGGATGAATCCATCACAATATCTGTCTACATAAGTGGTTCCCTCTGTGGCCTTGGCAATCACAAACCCCGGCTGAGCTGCGGAAATATCAAAACCTGCTTGCCAATTGGAAACATCAATACCCTTGATTACCGTCATTGCTCCTGCTCCTTATCCTTGTTTGAGAGATTGAATAGCTTGAAAAGCTGTGAGTCTGCAAACCGGGGATAACCTCTAGCGATGTTTTCCAGGATACTTACAAGCTCCATTATGATTACGTAGCCGCAAACGACTCCACAAGTGGGAATGTCATATGGCAGCTTTACCGTGTGACTAATGCCAATCTCGATAGCCAAGCATACAAAAATTAGAATCAAAATCAGTACCTTATGCAAAAGTCCCTGCCTCATCTTGGTACTTGAGAGCCGGTTGTTGATGGCCGCTTGAATAAACCCAACGACTACATCGGCGCACATCATCACGCAAGCAAGTAAAATGCTCCAGGTCTGCGCTTCGCTGAGTGGTACCGGAGGAACCGACCCCATATAGATCACCTGTCCTTTGCAGCCTTCGCGCTGGCTGCGTCTATGACCAAAGCCCCCTTAATCTTAGCAGACACCAGAGAGCCGTTTGCACACATGCGGGACACTCTCACCTTGCTCACTCCGAGGTATCCTGCACACTCATTGAGGCTCATTGTCTGCCTATGGTCTAGCAAGCCTTTTGGCAACCGATAGCTATCAGTCTCCTTGTCATAAGGCAGTCTGATAGTACCGTCAAAAGGTGTGCCAACAATCAATTCTCCGTCCGTGCCCTCGAGTGCCTTAAAGTCAAGGCCTGTCATTGGGTCTGATAGCGTCTTAAATTTCACCTTGCATCCCTTCTTTGGTCTGATACACTTTAAACAGTCTAGCATAAGGAAGTGAGACCATGCCACGCGAGAAACGTGACTCTGACGAAACCTATAACGCGCGCAGGCGCTACCGCAGGCAGGCAGAGCGCTTTATCAAAAAGGCTGACGAATCATCTGGTATTCTCAAGTCTCGTTATGAAGCCCAGGCGCGTAATGCCACCATCAACGCACTTAGCGCATATGCCAAGGGGCAGCAGCCAAAGGGTCGAGTCAAGCAGCTTACAGAGATGCTTGGCATCGACGCTAAGACAGTGCAACAGGTGGCCTTTGCCAAGGGGATGCAATCTGGTGGCGTGAGCACTGGCCTGGTGTCCAGGCTTGTGCAGCGCTCAAAGCAGGCTCTTGCAAGTGCCGAGACACGCGACGCAATGGCCAAGGAGATCCTGAGCACTGGTAACGTTGGCTCACGGTTTTATGGTGGCCTGGTCGATATCTGGGGAGACACACCAGAGCATCGAGAGCATCCCAACCAGAGCATCTTGGATTTCTTCGGTACTGATAGCATGATGGATGTCATCGAGGACCTAGAAGCCGAGGGAATCGACCTCTATACCCCGGACGAAAACGAGGACGTATACAAGAGCGCCCAACTTGCGCTCCAACAGTACATTCTCAAGGTCAAGCGGGTTAACGAACAACTTGCCAATCGCGGTAAGAAGTCTACCAAGACTGAGACCAAGGCAGCGAAGACCCCGAGGAAGAGCGCCAAGAAGACCTCCAAGAAGTCCAAGAAGAGCACCGCAAAGAGTGTTGCCAAGGGGATGCAATCCGGTGGCGTGAGCACTGGCCTAGTGTCTAGGTTGGTCAAGCAGTCCAGGCGCAAGAAGGCCAAGCAGCGGCGCAAGAGCAGAAGGCGCCGGTAGCCATGGGGAAAGGGGAGAAGCCCAAGCCTTACAAGATCATAGGAGCCTACGACAGCGAGACAACCAACCTCTCAGATGGAGCCGAGAAGGACGCCTACCCCATACTGCATCAGCTGGGGACGATAAGCGTACCTATTGAGACCATCACTAGTGATAACGTCGAGCAGTCCACGCGCCTTGACCTCTTTAGGCATACGCTAGACCTATACAATGCACTTGAGGACATAGCCATAGCGGAGTATGAATATGTGCCGGTGATTTGCTGCCATAACCTATCTTTTGACATGTATGGGCTGGCACCTTGGCTGGCCGAGCATGACGTAAGGGTTTTGGCCAAGTCGCAGCGCAAGCCAATTAGTTTTACCATCCTCGATGACCAAGGTAAGCCATGTTTGGTCATATGGGACACGCTGGTATTTGCGCAAAAGTCACTGGCCTACATGGGTGACGAGTGCGGATACCCCAAGCTCAAGGGGGATTGGGACTACGATCTCATACGCACACCGAACACACCGCTGACAAAGGAAGAACAGGCATATGCGGCGCATGACATCTACAGCCTGTTGGCGTGGCTGGGCTATTGGTGCAGGCTCAACCCCGATATCAAGCCCGAGGATCTAGCGCAGCGCGTGGTATCCAAGACTGGCGTGGTGCGCAGGCGTCGTGTGCAGCGCTTCTCAAAGCTCAAGGGTAAGGGTATGCGGCGCAAGGTAGGCCAGTACTGGGGCTTTATCAACAATCAAAATTCCTTTGACACAGATGATGAGCTGTATACATGCCAAGCAGCCACGCGAGGGGGCTTTACCTTTTGTGCCAGGGAAAATGCGTCTCGCGTCTTTGACCTCTCCGAGGACTCCGGCCTAAAGGTCTATGGCTTTGACGCGACCTCACAGCATCCTAGCCAGATGGTAAGCCACAGGTACCCCGTGCGCTTCAAGGAGACCACGCCGGAAAACCTCACGCTTGCCTTTGGCGTCATACAGCTGACCACAATAGACGATGTTTTGGCGCACTACGAAAAGCCCTTTGGTGTGGCCTTTTACGGGCTCTTTCGCTTCGAAAACCTCCGCTTGAAGCCTGGGACACCATTTGGCGACTTTGGAATTGCACCCCTGGCCTATGCCAGGTGCCAGGAGTACAAGCGCCAGGAAGCCTTGGCCGACGAGAACCAGCAGGGGGAGGAATTCAGAGAGCGCATAGCCGCACTTGGCTATCGTGACCATGTGGAGAACCCCATGCATGCCTTTGGAAAGCTCGAAAGCGCGGATACCGCAACGCTTTGGATTACCGAGCTTGCAGCCTGGGAGATTTGCCAAGCCTACGACTTTGATAGCGTTGGGGGGCTGCAAGGCTACATGACCTTGAGCTTCGACAAACCTAGTGACATGTGCGTTATCTCGGTCATGCAATTCTACGCAGCCAAAAACGCATTTAAGCACGCCAGGGGGCTTTACTATGACAATAAGCCCTTGGATAACGTCGCAGAGCTTAGGTCATATGGCATACCAGATTTTGTGATTGAGGGTATGGGCAAACACAACATAGATGATGCAGTCGTTGAGAGCACCTACCTTGGACTCAAGGCGGACTTAAACGCCCTTTTTGGGATTGAAGCTTGCAACGAGTACCGCAGGGACACCATCCTTGCCAAAACCGGCATCGAGTACACCGGGGATTTTGGCGTTGTCAATGCGCCAAAGGAGCCAAAGGCTTGGTACCAGTTGGGACAGCGTATTGTCGGTTGGTCAAGGATTGCGCAATGCCTGGTCATGATGCTTACCTACCCATATGTGGAGACGATCATCAATGGTGACACTGACTCTGTAAAGCTACTAATCAGAGATGAAAACCTCGATAAGGTACAGAGTGCCTTGGCCAGGATGGATAAGTCTATAGACGTGGCTAAGGAAGACGTGTGCTCAAGAGTCAAGAGGGCCTATCCAGGTATGTATAATCCCCTCGATGGCATAGGCCATTACGTGCAGGAATTTACCACGCTGAGGTTTTGCGCGGCCTGGAACAAGGCCTACTGCATCTGCGAAAAAGACCCCCGAGACGGCCAGGAGCACGTGAGATTTACCCTTGCTGGTGTGCCGTCCAGGAAGATAAATGCCTTTGCCGACAATCTCATTAAGCAAGGCTGGAGCTTTGGCCAAGTGTGTGACACTCTGCTTGGTTATAACGTGACTTATGCACATGACATTACCGGACTTAATGCCCGAGCTTTCCCAGAGTGGGGATCTATATACGTGGGGGATGTGACAGATTATCGAGGGGTTACCAGCAAGGTCGTGGAACCACATGCCTTGTGCCTTTATCCAATGGCCAAGACGGTAAATGACACTAGCAATGTCGAAAATGCTTGCAACATGCAATATGCCTTGCAAAATCGCCCAAGCGTCAACATTGAGCCCTTGATAGTCACATGTGACAGACTAATTAATGTCCGGGAGATGATATACGATGGATAAGCAGCGCTTTTACAACTGGGCAGACACATTCTCACGGCAGACCGGGCATCAAGGAGAGATCTGCATCGTGGTGGGTGCCAAGGGAATCGGCAAGACATTTGGCCTTCGCAGGCAGTGCGTCCAGGACTTTATCAAAAAGGGCTGGCGCTTCTGCGAGGTCTGCCGCACCAAGGACGAACTAAAGGTCGTGCGCCTTGGCTACTTTGACAAGCTGCAAAATGCAGGGCTTTTTACAAATTACCTTTTCAAAGTTGTTGGCCAAGTAGGCTACATAGCCAAGGAGCCAGACAAAGACCCCGAGACGGAGGAATATTGCGAGAAGCCCAAGTACCAGCCAATGTGCTACTTTGTGGCTTTGACTGCATTTCAAACCGAGAAAAAGCGCACCTATGTAAATGTTAGGCGCTTTATATTTGATGAGGCAATCATAGACCGAAAGGACAGGTACCACCGGTATCTGCCAAACGAATTTCTAATCTTTGCCAACCTTCTCGACTCCGTATCAAGGCAGCAGCCGGGGGGAGTGCAATACCGCGTCTATGTACTTGGTAATGCATGTGATCTCACTTGCCCATATATGCGCTATCTGGGAATCAACAAGATTCCAGACTTTGGCTACAGCTTTTGGAAAGGCAAGAGTGTCTTGCTGCACTATGTCGAGCCATGGGACAAGGAGGACAGGGAGACCCAGACACTTGTAGGCCGGATGCTCAACGGTAGCAAGGAGTCTGATATGGTCTTTGGAAACGTCTTCAACGTCGATGATACCGGGGATATCGGGAAGAAGAGTGCCGCAGCCAGGTATTGCTATGCAATCCGCTACGGGGAAAACATCTATGCAATCTGGATTGACTACGGTCAGGGGCTTTGTTGGATAAGCAGCAAGCTACCAAAGGACGCTGCAAACGTGTTTGCCCTTACCAAGAGTGACGCGACACTCGACTACCAGGCAATAGAGAGATCCAGCGACTACCTCACTTTACTCAACAAGTTTTGGTACCTCGGCACACTGCGCTACGAATCACCGGCGCTGCGTGAGACCTTTCTCAATGTCCTGGAATTCATGGGCATCCGCTAAAGTATTTTCAAAAGAGTGTTGACACTGTTAACAGGTTGCCTATACTAATATTCGTAAGGCAGGGACAGAGAGAGAAAGGCAACAACCATGACCTACATTGAAAGGATTTACGGACTCACCAAGAAGGCCTATGCATTCAAGGTGAGCTTTTACGATGGCACCGAGCGCAACTACAAGAGTGGTGCAGCAGCCGACAAGTGCGCTAGGCGCAACGCCCGAGCTGGTCACTACTGCGCACTTCTCGCGCTTACAGATGATGGCTGGGAAGAGTTGGCTTGTTGCTAGGTTTCACAGCCTAGGTATTGACTCCATTAACACCTAGGCTTTATTCTTTGGCCAGAAGGGAGGAAAAACGCATATGAAGAAGCTGGATAGATGGGTCTACCAAGCAAGGGAGGTTGCGCAGCCATGGGCATTGCACATTGCGGCCCGTAAGGAGTATCGGAAGATTCGAGCCGATGCGGAGATCTACGCCGACTACTTTACCAACAAGACACATCGGATGCTGATACGAGATGTGTCAATTGTGCAGGCAAAGACGTTCTTGGCAGTTGTCGGCGAGGTGCTAGGCGCGTATGGGCACCCACTCACCGAGACCGACAAACAGCAGATCACGGACACGATTACGGATATCAAGCAGAGCTTTTTGGACTAGGAGCAGACATGAGCATCAACATTGTGACCATCTCCGGCAACCTCACGCGAGACCCCGAGCTTAGGCAGGCTGGCAATACGTCCGTTCTTTCCTTTGGCGTCGCGGTCAACGACAGGCGCCGCAACCCCCAGAGTGGCCAGTGGGAGAATGTGCCTAACTTCGTCGATTGCATCATCTTTGGCACACGCGCGGATGCCCTGGCTGGCTTGCTGCACAAGGGGTCCAAGGTGGCCATTGATGGCAAGTTGCGCTATAGCAGCTGGGAGGGCAAGGACGGCAAGAAGCGCTCCAAGCTTGAGGTTGTCGTTAACGAGCTTGAGCTTATGCAGCGCGAGACCTCGCAGCAGCCCCAGCAGCCCCAGCAGCCCCAGCGCTACCAGCAGCCGCAGCAGGGTTACCAGCAGCCGCAGCAGGGTTACCAGCAGCCGCAGCAGGGTTACCAGCAGCCCGACCCAGTGCCCTTTGATTAGGTCGCTGTGGTAAGCTTTGAAGTGGTGAAGCCCCGGTGCCTTTGGTCTGTGTAGATCTGGATTTGCGGTCTGTGATGGACACCAGCACACGTGACGAGTGCAACGTCATTCCTCGGTGGCGGGGAGCTTTGCCAAAACCCATTTCTAGGCCCTTGCCACAGTCCCGCGACTCACTAGGCAAGGGCCTTTTTGCTTTAGGAGAAAGGGAAGACCAATGCTCAAATACCAATGCGCTGATTACTGCATGCTCTTCTGCTCAGAATGCGGCGCACCAGTCTACAACGACATGAGCCCATCATACTGCCCATACTGCGGCGCTCGCGTGGTCGATGGGGGTGACGCCTGATGGCCGAGTACATTGTGGATACCACGGACGGCATCCTGCACTCCCGCACGACAGGCGAGCTGGTGCGGTGCAAGGACTGCAGTCATGTATACGAGCACCATGACGCGCGTGGGCGCTGGCTCTTGTGCAACCTGCAGCTGTACTTCGAGGTCAAGCCAGACGGCTTCTGTGCGTGGGGCGAGAAGAGGGAGGATGGCAATGACACCGACTAGCGACGAGCGCTGCCCGTGGTGCGCCCTCTTCGACTCGTGGGGACGCCGCGGATGGTGCTTCATCCGGGCGAGTGAGGTCGGGAACGGAGACTGGTGCCCGGAGTTCAGGCGATTCTTGCGTGAAGGGAGCGACGATGCCAAATAGCGACGAGCGCCGCGAGGTGGCGGCGAGGCTGCGCTGCTTATCACAAGACAGATGGAAAGTGATTACACTAGCCGATACCGTGGACTGGATGCTATCCGAGGACTACAAGAAGCGGCTTAAGGCCGAGTATTGGCAAATCGATATGAGGATAGAAAGCCTTTATAGAATTATCCATGGATATAAATGGCAAGGAAAAGCCCTGCCAGAAGGTTGCTCGATTGACCTTTTGCTTTGGCAAATTGATGCCATGGAGCGCTATGAAAAGGTACTTGCAAGGCGGGCAAGGGCCGAGAAAATCAACCTTTCGCCCTGGGACAAGAAGGGAAACATTTATGCCTAATACGCAACCACAGCAGGAGCCCCAGACAGAACCAAACAGTGTTAAGATTGAGCCACAAGCCCCAGAGCCAAGCGCAGCGGGTAGCTCCGCAGAAGACACGCTAAAGGCCTATGAGGGTCTCATTGAGCAGATGAAGACCCAGAACGAGACCCTCATTAAAGCTAACGAGAGCTTGCAAAGCCAAATCGGACTTTTGATTCGTGGTGGTGGCAGCGTTGGGCAACATGCACAAGACCCCGAGCCACAGAATCCCACACAAGAGCCTGGATACACGAGCTTTGCAGACCTCGGCAAGGAGCTTGGCAAGCGAGACTATTACTCACACAATGTAAAGGATGGTGGCTAAATGGCAGTCCAGAACAGTACGATTGTCCAGAAGGCGTGGTTGGAGGGTACCAACGACTTCCAGCAGCGCATTCCCAACCCCGATATTTCCGGCTATGCCACTTCGGTGCAGGCACTCTTCGAGCCTTACAACTCCGCTCCGCTCAATGAGTTCATGGGGATGCTTGCAGGCCTTAGTGGATCCTATGTTGAGAGCAAGCTTTTCGAAAACCCCCTGCGTGAGCTAAAGAAGCCCGCAGCCGAGTTTGGCAACACCGAGCGCCACGTGGCCGTGAAGTACCTTAAGGCCCACAGCTACAAGGCCGATGATGAGACACTTCTCAAGCTCGAAAAGCCGGAGTTCCGCGAGTGGTTCTATTCCGTCAACCAGCACCGGCGCTATGAATTCTCCTGGTCCAAGTACGAGCTTATGCGAGTCATGGCAGGTGATGGCTCTGGCTATGGCCTGGACAATCTGCTTGCATCCACGCTGGACACCCAGCGCTCGTCTGATAATTACGACGAGATGCAAGTCATGATCAATGCCTTTGCGATGGCCGACAAGTACTATAAGCTCTACCGTCACAACATTACGGCAGCACCGACCACCAAGGAGCTTGGCCAGGAGCTTCTTGTTAAAATCAAGACCGATGCCGGTCTCATGCAATTTCCGAGCATGAGGTATAACCAGCTTGATGTTCCCACCTTCGAGACGCCCGAGAGCCTTATCCTCTGGACTACGCCCGAGAGTGATGCATATCTTGACGTTATGGCACTGGCCGAGCTTTTCCATGTCGATCGTGCGGAGGTGAACTTCAAGAAGATTCTCATTCCCGAGTTTCCCATTCCGAACGTCTACGCAGCGCTGACCAGCGATGATTTTATATATGCACGTGACTTCTGGTATGGTATCGAACCTCCGTTCTACAATCCGGCCAATCGCACGTACAAGTACTATCTGTATCATGATCAGATGATTGGTACCAACCCCCTCGCCAACTGCGTACTCTTTACCACTGACACCGGCACCACGCTTACCTCTATCAAGATGGAGACTACTGGCATGAGCTTTACCCCCGCTACTGGAAACGTGCCCCTTGGTGGTACCATCCAGCTCAATCTTGCACTTGCTGGCAGCGTCACGCCTACCGGCACACCGGTGGCAGTGGAACCGGATGCAGCCACCTACACCGTCGCGGCCACGCATACCGCAGGCTCCACTACTACGCCAGTAGAGCTTAACTCCCGCACCTATGTCTCGCCTGACGGAATTCTGCATGTCCAAAAGAGCGGTAACCTTGCGGTTGGTGATAAGATTGTCGTCACTGCAAAGACCGCCTATGTCAATCCTTCCGACTCCAAGGCCACGGACTACACTGCGACCTTTACGGCCACAGTTACCGCAGCCGAGGAAGAGTCTGCCAAGTAGGTATATACTTAGCGCAGGCCTTGGCTATCAGGCTTAGCGCCTTGGTCCTCTCCCCTACCCAGTGAAACGCCCCATCTGCTACGGCAGGTGGGGCGTTTCGCTTATATAATGTATTGAGACCTTTAAGGAGGTAGGCCAATGCCGGACTTTCACTATCTGGGTAAAAAGGGATTTCCCCACGCCGATAACGTCAACGTCTACGAATACCAAAACGAGCTGGATTACTCACGCTATGACTACTCACAGATGCATGTCCAGATTTGCAATGTCAACTGGGACCAGGGAGAAGCGCACGTAGGGCAGCGTGTCTTGTCTGGCCTTGGCAATGTCGTGTACTTCGGCAGTGCCAATAAGCGCGATGCCTGGTTTGACGCAATCCCAGATGATGAGTGCTTTAGATGGGACACAAAATTCAAGGAGCTGCACTCAGATCTAACGCTCAACGTGCCCCTGCCATTCGACGTGGCAAGCAACTATAACTATGTACGTGTGACCTACAACCTCTTTGCCAATGACGATAGCCCAGTTGAGTATGAGGACAAAACAGGTGTTAGGGAGTGGTTTTACTTCATCCGTGAAGCTCGATTCCTCGCGCCTAACACGTCTCAATTGGTCTTGCTTGATGATGCCTGGACAACTTGGATTTATGGGCTTGATATCACGTCTATGATCCTGGAGCGTGGCCACGCCCCGCTCTTTGGCACCACGGCAGACACCTACCTTGCAAACCCCATTGCTAACAGCGCAAACTTGCTATCCGAGGATATCAATTATGGTGACCTCCAAAAGGTGACCAAGACACAGGCCACGGCGCTCAATGCTGGTGACATGTACGCAGTCGTGGCAATGAGCGGAGACCCCAAGGGCAGCTGGGGCACCAAGTCCAGCAATTCGTGGCAGACCCCGGCCCCCTCGCACGTGGACGTAGCAGGCGCACCGGCCATGGAGCTGGTCGCCATGGCCGCAGGTGACCTAAATACATTCCTCGATAGTGTCACTACGGATATGCCGCAGCTCAAGCAGACCATTCAATGTGTCTTCTTTTGTGCCAAGGAGCTTTTGAGCGTTGGCGCTGGCTTTGCCTTTGCCGGAGTCACGTGCTACCAGGTGGCCGGATACAATCGCGTATCTAAGCAGGTATTCACGCGCTCTAAGGCAGACTGGGGATATGGGGCGCACTACGCAAACCTGGCAAAGCTATATACCTATCCATACTCTGCTCTTGAGATTACCGACGAAAAGGGTAACTCGGAGCTTGTGCGTATCGAGGACACAAGCAATGCCCTCACCATGGACATTGCAGCCAACCTAGTCTTTCCCTATCTCAATTTGTCTGGGGTTATCCATGGTATAGGTGGCACCAGCAGCAGCCAAATTAGCTTTGCTAATGTCGATAGCCACACTTTCAATATGTCTGGCAGATGGTACGAGCATCTTCGAGAGTGGAATATCCCAGGCTTCTCGGTGGTACTCTCCGCAGCCAAGCAAAATGACTTTGGGACACACTTTAGCCGTATCCAGCAGGATAACGACAGGTCTACGGCCAAGACCAATGCGGATGCGAGCGCGACCACGGCAAGCAGCAACAGCCAAAACGTTGCCAATGCCGGATACAATGCCACGGTCACGACGGCAACCGCAGCCAGGACCACGACCAGCAACGCAGCAGACAATTTACTGGACAATGCCACGGCGCAGACCACGGCAAACGATACGATCAACTCAAACTCCAACAGCACGGCAAGCCAAGACGCGACTCTAAGCAACGCTTTGGCGCAGGCCATCCAGGCCTGGGATGCCGGTATGTCACGCGAGACGGTCAACAACGAGGCCAACAAGGAAAACGCCACGGCAGCGGTTGGCGCGGCAGGTGGCGTTGTCAACAGCGTGGCCGGTGGCGCTATCAGCGGTTTTCTCACGGCAGGTCCCGCAGGCGCGGGAGCCGGTGCAATCGGTGGCCTGGTAAGTGGTGGCCTGGGGGCCGCAACGTCACTTGCCACAAACGCTATTGCCGTCTCCGCGATGAGTACGCAGGCAGAAGCAGTGATTAGCAACTCACAGTCAAAGCTTGGTGAGACGCAACAGTCCAACATCGACCGAACCAACAACGCAAACTCTGGCAAGACGGCCAACAAAGACGCAACCAACACACTTATCACCACCAGCGCTAACAACACGGCAGCGACGAGCAAGGAAAATGCTACTACCAGCTACAATGCGCAGGTGAGCGCGGCAGACACCACGCGAAACGCAGCAGTCGCAGCAGCGCAGGCCACGGAGACCACGACCAAGGCCAACAATACGCGGACCTATGACAACGAGGGCAAACGTATTACCAACAGCATCAAGCAAGCTGCGCTTGGGGCACCGGCAATCTATGGAAGCACGACAAACGGGGATTTTGCCACGACGCGACCCATGGGGCTTTTCGTCAACGTCGTCACGGAGTCTGATTACGCAATCCAGCGTGCCGGAGACGAGTTTCTGCGCTATGGCTATTATCTTGACAAGCAATGGGAATTTGATGGCAATTGGTTGATAGGTAAGTACTTTACCTTTTGGAAGCTAAGGGACTACTGGAGTTCGAACCAGGTACCAGACCGCTTCTCAGACCAGCTGCGTTTTCTGCTCTTTGGTGGGGTTACGGTCTGGCGCAGGCCGGAGGACATAGGAAAGGTGAGCATTTATGACAACGGTATCTAACAAAGAAGTTACTAACACTCAGTCAACCAATGTTGATAACTCAACCGGAAAAATCGACATCAACAAGCTTATCGACAAGCCATATTCCGAAATGACCGAGGAGGAAATCAACGCAGTCATTGAGTGGAAAGCGCAGGTAAAGGCACGTGACAAGCAGTTTTCAGAGACCTTGCAGGCAATCAAGGACGCCCAAGCCGAGCAGCTCAAGGTAATGCAAGACACCGCATCTAAGGACGCAGCACGCCAGGACGCATTTCTGCAGGCAAGCATTGAGCGACTTAACCGAGCCAATGGAGGTGCTTAATTGAGCCGAAAGAAGAACCGCGTTGCCAATGGAAGCCCCTACTATTGGCAGACGGACGATTACAACGCACTCTGCTATAACGTAAATGTGGACATGCTCCTAGCGATTGCCATGAACCGCTTTCGCTGGGAGGGCCTACCCCCGACCTGCGACCCCCGATTTTTGGAGTTGCAGTTGCACAAGGTAGGTATTGCGACAATCTGTCACAGCGCGGACACACCCAACGTTTGGCAGACACTTATGGCAATGCCACAAGGCGAGTGGAACGACTACGGTATTCCGACCAGATGGAGGGCTAAGGGCTGGAACGGCAACGAATACGACGTTACCCCGGTTACCGGTGAGCTTGTCTATTACAGCCAGACCAGACTCAACCCCTGGGGCGCAATCACACAGTTTGCGACAAAGCTAACCCATATCCAGCGTACAAGCGACGTTAACCTTTTCCACCAGCAAAAGCCCTGGGTCATGCTTATGCCACAAGAAAAGAAGATGGAGCTTGTAAACATCATCAAGCAGACGGCAGGATATGAGCCAGTTATCTTGGGTGACAGCTCAAACAAGGCGCTTTTGGATCTCAACGAGGGAAATTGCTTCACTCTAGATTTACGGGTTCCATTCATAGGCAAGGAGCTGAGTGAGCAGTATCAAAACGTGCTCAACCAATACCTTCTCTATATGGGTATTCCTCACATCATGTTCGAGAAGGGCGAGCGCATGATCACCGAGGAAGCCACGGCAGGCAATTCCACGACAAATATCTTGCTTAAGAACTGTCTGGATGCTAGGCGCTGGGCTTGCAAGCAGCTCAAGAGGATTGCGCCAGACGTCTTTGGGGACACCTACGTTTACCTCAACGATGATTGGGAGAGCTACAACTACAATTACCTCAACAACAGGCAGCTGCTTGATGAGAACCAAGCCACAGCGGAGGGAGGTACCGAGAATGGCAGCGAGTGAATACATGCCGACTAGCTATCCAGACCTTTCCAAGCCAGACGAGATAAACGCTTGGACTGGCCCGAGCCGATGGTATGCCGTCTATACGGTGCAGCTGGGGGAGCTTATCGACAAGGGTGTGTTCGATTGGGGCATTGACATCCTGGACTGGTCCAGCGCGGCCTACAGCACCGAGCAATACAACCGAGTTTGCGCCTACTTCATTGAAAGGTTCAGGTTCAGGGAGATTAGCCTAGAGCCCTTCTATGAATGGGCAACGATGCTCCATCGAAAGTTAGTGTACGAGCTCATGCCCAAGTACAAGAACCTCTACAGGTATCTTGATGAGGAGTTCGACCCAGCGCAGATATCCGACAGATACCACAAGGGGCGCTCTATTGGCAGTGATTACCCAGAGACGATGCTCTCGGGAAACTCGGACTACGTGAGCAATGGGCAAGACGAGGAAAGCGAGGACATAGAGCGCGGTAACCTCATGGAAGCCTATGAGACCTATGTCACGAGGTATCAGGCCATTGACCAGCGCTTGCTTGACGAGCTTGAACCAATGTTTATTGGCCTTTATACTGCATCGATAGATGGGATGTGATAGCCATATGAGTGATTTCAACTGCGATTGCGCACCAACATACCCCAATGGTGCAACGAGCCCCATTCCCCCGTTCTGGGGCTTCTCGGCATTCACGCCGACTATCCCCAAGCTCTACTGGAACGTCAAAAGCCAGGAGCAACGTATCCTCAACCTGTTTGACCTGCTCAACAAGCTTGTCTGCTATTGCGACAACATGGGCCTGCAGATTGACGTCAACACGCAGGATATTGCGGACCTGCAAACTGCAATGCAGGAGCTTAAAGACGGTGGCTTGCTGGACTACTACGAGAAGCAGATCTACGCCTGGATTCAGGCCAACATGGCAGACCTGCTCTCGGCTGGGATAAAACAAGTCTACTTTGGCCTCACCGACGATACCTATTCAGGTGGTGCAGGCTATTTCGTGGCATACATCCCTGATTCATGGTCCGAGATCGTGTTCGATACAGGTGCCGTGTATGGCCTTGACACCTACGGGCGCCTGATTCTGAGGTGGGATGCTGATAGCCCCTATTCCGTGGAGCAGAAACCAGAGTACAATGACATTGAGCTTTCGGGACTCATTGCCGAGATCAAGACCACGGCCAACAACGCTATGAGCCTGGCCGAAGCGAACGAGAAGGGCATAAGCACCAACGATGGTGAGATAGCCGCACTGGATACGCGCGTTACCGCGCTCGAAAAAGCCTAGGAGGAAATGACATGAGTGTACGCGAATATGTGGGAGCCCGGTACGTGCCTATCGTTGCAGGCGAATGGGACAACACGAAAACCTATGAGCCGCTTATGGTGGTCACCTATCAGGGAGCAAGCTACACGTCAAGGCAGTACGTGCCTGCTGGAATCGAGATCACCAACGAAAGCTACTGGGTTCTCTCTGCAAACTACAATGCGCAGTTCGAGGCCTACCGCAAGGAAGTGCGCGACATTCTGCCTTATGACGAGACACCCACCGAGGGCTCTACCAAGGGTGTGACCTCGGATGGCATCAAGAAGGCAATCTCCAAGGCTGTATCAACGGAGACCACGCGGGCCACGACTGCGGAGAAGGCCAACGCAGACGCAATCATCGCAGAGACCACGAGGGCCACGGCTGCGGAGAAGGTGAACGAAGACGCAATTAATACTATACTTCCTATGGATACCACTCCAACGAAAGACAGTACAAAAGGAATTACTAGTAGTGGAGTGTATAAAGCGGTAACGGAAGTCTCGAATTCACTGGACACGATTACCCCGCTGGACATTACCCCTACGCAAGACAGTACCAAGGGCGTTACTAGCGGTGGAGTATTTTCAGCACGAATCTATAGAACCATTGAAGATTATGGATGCTCAAGTAATGTATCTGATAATTCCGAAAATTTGCAAAATGCTATTAACGATGCAGCAGCAAACGGATACATTCTTGTTATTCCTGCTAAAACCTATTCAGTAAGTACAGCTATATATTTGCCTTGGCATACGTATATAAGGGGAATTTCTAGAAATAATAGTGTTATTAAATTCACTGGCAATCAAGGATTTTATTGCAAAAATGATATTAACGGATACCCTACATGTGTAGATTGTAATATAAGTAATTTTACTATTAATGGTAATTTTGATTATGCAAATTATCTTGTAGCCTCATATAAAGAGGTAACAGACTTTATTGAAAATGCTGCTATTTCTGGATGGTTTACCAACTGTGAAATATATAATATTAATATTATTAATTTCAGAGCAGGCATATTAATGTTTATGCCGTCTTTTGCATCTGGTGCATATAACAGCCTTTATAATAATATATATGGTGATTTGCGCAGTGTTCATGATATTGATATATCACATTGTGGCTATGGAGCATTTTTCAACGAACATGATATGATGCTTTACAATCTTGATATTCACTCAATTGAAAAATGTCCACTTAAGTCAATTGGTAATAAACTTAGTAATGTTCATGAATGGGGAATTAGAACAAACTCAATTATTGGAGATGGTAGCCAAGTTAATAATATTGAGATTGAATCACAACAATATATTTACGATGCAATAGGAACAGAAATTCCGAAAACATCAGCAACAATTGGCGCTGTTGATTCTATGATTACAGTAGAAAGTGGAAACAATGGAGTTTCGCTTAATAATGTTTATCTCTGGAATAGTCAAGTAGAAAAAAGCTCACTAAGTAGTAACATTTATTATCATCCATATATTAGGCCGTCCGATAATAATACAGGTAATATTAGTATCCTTAATCTAAAAATTGGGCATGACCCTGATAGAAGTAGTAATACACAAAATATTATGCAAAGGCGCATATTTGAACAGCATGGAACAGGGCTAACTATTCTTCAAGGAATAATATCCAATGTTTTTACATCAACTTATAACGACCAAGATATTTTTAATACACACTGCTTTATTATCTATAAGCTGATTGGTAATAGCAGTATCAGTAGATATAACACTATTAAACAGCCAACTACTGCAACAGAATGGTAAAACTCAGACTAGGATAGGATCTGCAAGGCACCGAATGTGAGTGAGCTTGCAGCAGTTGGTTGGTGCAGAACAGCAACGCATGATCTAGCTAGTTGGTAGCAAGTAGCAAGAGTGTTGGTAATAGCTACCGGCAAGAGCCGAGCAAGATCTAGCAAGTCGGTTGGTTGATCGTGACTGTGACCCCCTGGGCCGGATGTGGCTTGGGGGGTTTCATTAAGGGCTGTAAAGGTATACACA